TGGGTAGATTATAGGTTCGAGAGATCAGGAAGCTTTCAGAGAGAATCATTTCCTCAGAGACAAAATGGAGGATATATGTCTCATTCTGATTCGTCGTGCGTATGCGATTCGTGAGCTTATAGATGCGAAACGTCTTTTCCATGCTGACAGATGTATTCTCGACCGAGAAGGAGATCAGGAGATATTCATTGCCCGTTAAGGGAAGATTGTTGATGAGATTCAGCGAGTCATTAATGACGATGTTCCCTGTCATGCAGTTCGTAAAGAGATCTTCAAAGAGATTCAGTTCGGACATGATATTCAACAGTCCGACTGACTTCCCTGTAGAGGAGATGAGTGTAAGCTTCGTGATACGGGCATCCATTAGATCGTTTCCAATTCACTCACAACATGACCAACAAATTCTGACTTCAGGAGGAGGATGTTCCTGCGGAGATCGTTCTGCTCTTCCTCATATGTATAACAATCAATTGCACGTCTTGTCGTTGTGATCGTGACCGTAGAACCATCAGAGAATGAGTAGGAGATGGGAACTACTGAAGTAAGATCCGCATATTGACTTGCATCGATCACTGTGATATTCTGTGAAGTTTCCCCAAAGCTGTTTGTTTTAGTCAGTATTTTTTCGTAGTGATGAATACTTAGCTGTGCATTCTCGACAGTGGAATACGTATCGAGGATGTGTTGATGGAAGGACTGATAGTTCTTGGGCCAGTCTCTTAGGGGATCGATGATCTGATTGACCAGGAGAATGATCCAATAGTAATCGACACTGCCATAATACTTGTATGCAAGAATTTCTGGAGAATCCCCTTCCTTGATCTGATAGGGATAATAGAGTCGCGCATTTCCCAAGAGATCTGTGCGGAACTTGACTCGCTTGAAGATATCTGTGACAGCGACATAATCACCAATCCCCGCGTTTGCATCGAGCGTATATCCTCGAAAGGGAAAGTTTTCAAAATATTTTTGGGGCATATATTCTCCAGAATTCGTAAGTGCTTGATTTATAAGGGGAAAGGGGGAATCCCCTCTACAGCAATCTTATTTATAAAGGATGTTTTAGTGTTGACAACTCCTGCCCATTTAGCTATTCTGAGATCGTGATGATTGATCAAACAGAGGAGGGATGATGATGGAAGGACTAATGATGATCGGAGTGTTCATGGGAATGTGCTATGGGATCACTGCTCTTGCAATCCAAGTGTTGACTCCTCATCCAGTGCGAGTGAGGAAGTAATGGGAACTCCGAAAGCAGCGACAGCGACTCCGAAAGTGAAGATCGAGAATGCAGTTGTCACGATGGACTATCAACTCAAGGAGATGAGGAAGAAAGTGATTGAGAATAGAGCGGTCACGATTCATGAGATCGACGCTCTTCTCGCAAACGTTGGAAACATCGGATACTGGAACACACTAGATCCTAACAAGGTCATTCCGGCATAGGAGAATACATGGACTTCGTTGACTTTCAGAAGGACTATGAGGACGGACTCAAAGCAGACTTCCGTGATCACTGGCCCAAGAAAAATGCTCGTCGGGAGATCCGCCTCTCTATGGCACTTGGATACTTCGTCGGACGTGGAGTGATGAATCACGAGAAAGCAATGAAACTCGCAATCGAGATCATAGAGGAGGAAAAGTAAATGGGAAAAGTCTACTCCGCTCCAATTCCTGCTCCCAAGATGGACTATGACAACTGGGCACGTGATGAACGGGAGTACATGACAAAACTTCGGGAATGGGCACGAATGAACTCCAAAGATCCGAATGCAGGAGATGTAATCAAGTTCTCTGTAGCAGATGGCTATGCAGTCTATGTCGTTCTGTCCTTGAAACCCGTTAAGTTGATACACGTGAATCTGGGAGATGGCTACTCCTTTCAGTACGTGGATCGGTTGACAGCGAAGGATCTGAGAGCACGTATCGCAGCAGAGAAAGCACTCACACGACTCTTCGACACTAAGACAGAATCACTTGCAGAGCGAATGAAGAGAAAGGAGAAAGCGTAATGGGATACGATTTCACAAAGGGAGCGAGTAAGAAGGATATTGTGGCATACTTGATTGGCTCATGGACAGGAGAGGAATCAAGCACAGTCACTCTGAAATCCAAAGTGGTTGGGAATGTGCTCTGGACAGTCCGCAAGACGATCAAGGGAATCGGAGATGCAGAGTTATGGATCGGCTGTGATCTTCTGGAGAATCAGAGAGGATACGGTTGGGGCTATAAAGCAATGGATGAGTCCGTTGGTCCTTGCTACTACACGTGTCCCTTGGAATACTTGGACATTGTTCCTCCTTCGACTTCTTATTACTCGGCAGGATGGCGTGATGAAGTGAGAGCATATCACGCAGGGGTCAATGTTCCACGTGGAACAATTCGAACAAAGAAGGGAGGATAAGATGGAAGATGAAGATGTAGCAGACTTCTTGGATAAGCTCGATTACTTTCATGATGATCTGGAGGAAGTTGAGACTGTTCCGCGAGAAGTGCGAGTGCATGTTGTTGCCACTCTAGATGAAAAGTGAGGGAATGATGGACACTCAAGACACAGAACGGAAGATGTTCGGAGAGACGATTGCACAGATGACTTCAGCAAAACCTGCGTACATGTCGAATGGAATGTATGCAATGTCCATTCTCTCGGACGTTCAGGAGTTGTTGAACTTCGTGCGGGATGATCGAGAAGTTCAGGAACAATGCAGACAGTACATTAACAAAGCCAAGTACTTCATTGATCTGGATAGGGAGCGATAACATGGACGCAAATCTCGGAGTAGCGATTGAGGACATACTTGCCCATCTGAGGGAAAGTCAAAAAGTTGTCACCTATCGTCTCTTTGACTATGGGAGATCGGATGTCCGTGAGCTTCGGAAACTCTTGGATGATGCAGAGGACTTAGCACTGAAGATCGAGAGGAGTAACACATGAGAAATGACCCAGACAATTATCCCTTGTTCCGCTATACATGTCTACACATTCCATCGGGGCAGAGGGACGATCAGGAGTATGCATGTTCGGATGCTCTGACTCGGACTCAGATGTTAGAGTTGATCAACAAGTGGAACGCTTCGAATCCTGGAGTCTGGCAATATTTTCTCTTATAGGAGGAGAGCATGAGTTGGACATTCTATAAAGAACGTGCCTACACAGCATGTCAACCCTTTCCTGATCAGAATCAATGGATGATTGATCATATGGATCGATTGATCCTCTATCATACGTCCGATGGTCCAGAGATTCTTGTAGCAAAAAAGGGAGTGCAGCATGCAGGCTGGGTCATTGGATACTTTGAGGAGGGATGATGAACGAATACACTGTGATTACTCGGAGTGGCATACATCTTCAATACTTTTCCAAGTCCGAGAAAGCTGCACGTGAAGAAGCGACAGCAGATGGTCATAACGTCAAGTATGTTCGTTTTGTGCGCTCCTATGAGGAGGACGATGATGAGTGAGATCATGATCACTCCCCAAGAACTCGATAGACTCAAGGACTTTATTGCGCCCCTCTATACAGCATCCCATCTCATGATGTTGCGGGATGAGACAGAAGCGAAGTTGTTCTTGAAGGATGCAGAGGACTTGAAACGCTTACTTGCCCGAATCGAGAGGAGAAGCCGATGAGATGGACACTGGAACAACGTGCCAAGATAGGGAAAGCGAAACGGGAAGCACGTAAGGAAAGACGTGTTGTGGACGTGCAATATGTACCCGTTTCCGTCAAGCGAGCACAAGATCTGAATCCACGGATCAAGTATTTGGTCCGCTACTCGACATTCATGCATTACGATAGCACACTCACTGGAGTTCGGACATTTCTCTCTCGTTGGATCAAGGATCGATTTTCTCTCAATCTAATTTCCTGGAGGGGATGATGAGTTCTGTATCAGTCCGAGGAATTATCAAGGGCGGTGATGAAGCGGCCAATGCGCTGTCACGGGCAATGAATCGCTTGTCACTTCGAAAGTTGAAGACACGAGCACTCCGCAATGCAATGGATGTGATCGAAGTACGGACTACGTTTGATGCCAATGTAATGCAGCGACTCCGCAACGAACTGGAACGGAGGAAGTCATGATCGAAGCACTCGTCAATACAGTTGTCACAGTCTCCGCGATAGTCATGGCTGCATGGATCATTGTCAACTGGTAAGGACTCCGAATCACCAATGGCAGCTTGGTGAAAATAGTTGTTGACAAACTGTACCGAATTAGCTATTCTGGGATCATGATGATGAATGAATATGACGGACGAAAGATGGGGATCAGGGGATATGTCGTCACTGTGAACACGATTCCTGCGACTCCTGAAATGAAGACGAAGGAGGAAGCAGTAGCAGCAAAGGAACGGATACGGATGGAACGTCTTGCAGCAGGGAAGAACGTGGACTGTATCCGAATCAATCCCGTACGAGAAAATCGTCCTCTCAGAGCAAGGGACTTTGGGATCGAGTTCTGGGACAAACAAAGGGGGAAATGATGGAGTACATGACGACTGCGGAATACACGAGGGAAAAATTCGGTAATGTCTGTGAGCGACACTCGGAAGTGTATGGAGCAGAATGTCCCAAGTGTGAAGAAGAACTCTACTCCTACTATGAAGCACTGGATGAGGATGTGGAACAAGTCACTCGCATGCTGGAGGGACGATGACTCGGACAAAGCTCAATAAACTCCTGACCGCACACTATCATGCAATGGAACGTCATGCAGAGGAGTTCATTATCTCCGAAGCGAAGAAGATGATGCTCAAGTATCCCAGTCTCAAGATGTTCTGCATTGCAATGGGAGGATGGAGTTTCTATGATGAGAAGGGACCGACAAATGATGATCGGAAGTTCATAGCAGAGTCTCCCCTCTATAAGTTCTTGGAGGAATGGGATCGAACACTGGGACTCTCGGCACTAGGGATCAAGATCACACAATCGGGAGAAGTCATTCGAAACTGGTAAGGAGAAGGGACATGACAGACAATCTCGTACTCAAAACATTTGAACTCGAACTCACAATTGCTACTTCGGCATGGAAAGCAGCACAGGGAGAGGAACTTATTGCACTTCAGAACGATCTGAGGAATATGCTCGAAGATCTGACTCGTGCATGGAATGCAAATCATCCAGTGTCGAAAGTCCGACTCAACACAAACGAGTGAGGATCATGATGAACGTCATTGAACTCGCAAATCAGATCGATCAACTTGCCAAACAGAAGTATACGATGAGAGATCTGGAAGTGTTGTTGTCCAGAGCATTTAAAGAGAAAGAGGAAGAACTTGTCCGAATCGAACGAGTTCTGGAAACTGTGAAGGAGGAGCGAGATCAAGCAACACACTCTGTCTTTGCACTCAAACAGGATCTTGCAGCAATGGGACAAGCACTGATCAATCTACAGAAAGGACAATCATGACAGCCCATGATATCCTCGAACGCTTTGTCCATACCGATTTGAATGATCTAACGCGACTTCGCAATCTTCAGGAGCATGCAAAGATTGTGGTCATGGATGCGGCCCATCCCCGAATCATTCAACTCCTGGAGAAGCAGGATGGGAAGTTGCTTGCTATCGTGGATGATGGACATAATAAGGATCATGTTCGCTTCTATGATTGGGGCAGTCATACATGGAAAGAACTGTGCTATCTCAATGGAGGGGAATGATGAGGACATATCTGTTGATCGATGATCGATCTGTCAACTTCTTTATTGGTCGGAGGACCGAGGAAGAGTTGAAAGCAGAGTTGATCGAGGGGATGGAAGTTGGGGATATTCGCGCAATGGATGAGACTGGACGTTTCTCTGTCCAGAGGGAGACATGATGAAATATCATACACGGGCAGAACGAGTGCAAGCAAGGAAAGAAGCTATGTGGAAGAGTCGCATGAATCAAGTGAACATTCGCGCTGAGAAAGCAAGCAAAGCATTTTGGGCTGCTAGGGATGCATGGAACGAGATGAGGGATAAGATGAAGGAGATGGGACTCTGGAACGATTGGTGTGAGGAGAACGATTACACTACAATGATCGAGTTCGATGATCTCGATCTGACAGGAGTCCTATGAAGAACGCACTACTGATCTTGCTATCCCTACTCGTGTTCTTTTTCGCATTTGTTGCATTCATGGAGTGTGTGAACAGTTCTGTGACCACATACTCCTCAATCCAGGATGGACGATGACAGACTTATTTGAGTTTATAGTTCTTGCTATTTTGGCAAACTTCCTCTACTATATCGTTCAACACAGGAGGGATCAATGAAGATCTATCGTCTGGAGTTGCATGATGCGATAGAGGGACATCAGGGTTATGAGTTCTATGGAGAGAAGAAAGAAGCAGAGGAACGAGCCACAGAGTATCAGGAGACATATGGGGAAGAAGCAGAAACAGATATTCGTGTGATCGAGATGAAAGAAACGAAAAAAGATATTCTTCGTATCCTCAATCTCTATGCAAGTCATCCTGATATGGAGGAACTATGATCAAGCTAGGACGTGGAGTCTGTCTTCAGAATGTGCTGCTCCAAACGAAACCGGGAGATGTCCATGTGGGTTGTGCAGCGACAGTCATCTTTGCTCGTGATCTTCATGGAGCAACAGTCATCAAAGTCACTCCCAAGACTGTCACAGTCCAAATAGACAAAGCAATCCGTACGGATACAAATGGGATGTCAGATCAACAGTCCTATATCTTCGAGCGCAATCCGAAGGGAGCAATCTACCGCTTCTGGAAAACGAAGTGGGGTTGGAGTGCTCGTGGGATGGGCCTCAGGATCGGAGATCGAGAAGAGTTCTATGACTACACCTTCTAAATGGCATGTTCCAAATCCGAGAGCACAAGTTTTTTTGGATGCTGTTCGCAAGGAGTCTGAATTTCGAGGGGGAGAGTTGGGGGAATGGACACGCTGCTCTCATGGATTCGGTGCACTCTGCAAGACATGTGAGACAACTGTCTATGTCAAACCGATGACACGGCGGATCAAATGGTGTGAGTGTTGCAGAAGGGATGAGAATGAATTTGACTTTATTCCCAAGCTTCGTTTGAAGTCTTGGCATACAAGTGGATGGTTTCGAGTGCAGCCCAAACTGAAAGGAGAAAAATGACACTTGCCCAACTAGAAACCCAATATAAGAGATTGGAGAAGAAACATCTGCTTCAATCAGAGAAGCACGTCAAGCTGCTTCAGCGGATGTCCCTCTCTGAGGATAAGATGAAGTGGTTCCGCTTCACACTGGATGAGTTGCGCTTGAAGATCTATAATCTCAAGAACAAGAGGAAGAAATGAACTACATTCGAAGTGATCGAACTCGGAATCCCACGTTCCTTCAATCTGTCCATGCACAGTCGAATCGATTGCATAAAGTCATTGTCAAGATGCTCAATGATGCAAAGCGGGGAGTTGTGGATCATGAACTCACGGATCAAGCACTCCTCCGAATCCAGAAGTTACATGACGATCTTAGACTTGTGAGGGGGAAATGAAACCTACGATTCCCGAAGAGATGGATCTCCTCTTTCTCCGAGATCTGAAACATCGACTCCGCATGATGCTTCGAGAAGTCACAAAGCGGGAGAAGCTGCTGCTCAAGGAAATCAAGTTCGTCAAGGGCAAGCGAGTTCCGACACAGGAGCAAGTGAAGAAGAGTCTAGAGTTCTATCAAGTCTTACATGACAGGGAGAAAGTATGATCAAACGAACTGGATTCATTCACGTCAAGACACGGAATGAAAATAACTATCATGGGATCGATTGTGAAGGGCGATTCTATTCATGGGAATTCATGCAACAGATGATCCCCTATTTTCAAGAGCAGATCAAGCGAGTCGAGAAAGAGCATCGAGCTATGCATGTCGAAGAAAAGATGAAGCGACACGCAATATAATAAGAAAGGAAGACATCATGAAAGTCAAAGTGACACGGAAACATATCGAGGATGCAAAGGGAGATATCTTTTACTGTCCCATTGATCGAGCAATTGGAGAACTCTTGGAAGTGAGAGTCTTGACAGGGACAGAAGCAGTTCATTTTGATTATAAGGGCACACACTTTGATGTTCCTCTTCCCAAAAAAGCAAGGACATGGGTCCATCATCATGACGCAAATATAAAGAAGTTAGAGAAAGTCAAACCCATTACGTTTGAGTTGGACTTTGAGTATGTGTGATTCGACACTTCAAGTTCCAGCAATGTTGCTGGAACGGAAGATTCTCAGTCTCTCGGAAGTCCAGGATATCCTTCGAGAGATCACATATAAACCGCGTTATCTGTTTCATTTTCAATATGTCTATGCACGAGAGACTATGCGTCTTTCGTTGACTTGCTTCCAACCAGATGCAATACGAGAGGGAGAGATCCGCTTAACATACACATTGGAATATTCTATTCGGGAGTTTGAAAAATTTGAACTTATCGTGGAAGTGCTTCAACAGTTCTTTATTTCCTTTGAGCGACATGAAATGAATGAATGGCTGAAATATCAGGGGAAATGCATCCGAGATCCCCATCCCCCTGAAGAATAGTTGTTGACAAATCCTGCCCCTTTAGATAGAGTAGAGACAAAGGAGGATTTATGGAAGTCACAGACACAAAACATTGGAATAAGACTCGCTACTCGATGCTCTTCTATCGGAAGTTCAATACGGGATCGTGGTATCTCGGAATGAAGAGTGAGGGGGATACAGAAGTTGTGACAATCGGACTTCCCTATCGATCCAAGGAAGAGTTGTTGTCAGATCTCAAGAATCAATACGATATTCGGTGTGCTCCTCTCGGTCCAGATTATAGGGGACAGAGAGATGTATTGAAAGCCCTCTTGGAGGGACTGATCTCATGCTATCCCGAAGTTTTGAACTCTCCTATTGGACAACGCTCTATCATTGCACTGAACGCTCTAAACAATGATGACAATGCGACGATCACAAAATAGAATACGTCATTGCTGGGTGTCTCGAACAACATACTCAGGAATGATCAAGGGAGTTCGATGTGAGTGTTCCTGGTACAGGAGACTGTGGTTCCTTCTAACAGGGAGATGAAAACATGTTGATTCAACTGTTCAAATTCACAATAATTATAGCGTGTCTCTGTGCAGCAATTGTGATAGCATTTGGATACTATGCAGCAGATGAAATCAGAGATGCTGAAGCGAATCAGAGATATTGGATCGACTAGGAGATCCAAGACGGAAAGCAGCGGAGTTAAATCGGAAGGAATCGAAATCATGAAGAACAATATCATTGGACGAAAAGTCACTCTGAATCCCAAGTATGAATGGAGTCCGATGTATAAGGAAGAGTGGACAGCATTCATGGGAACAGATCCAGGAGTGATCGAAGCAGTCCATCGGGACAATCAATCACAGATGGACAATCCCTATTATGTCCTTGTGCGAAATTCCAAGGGCGAGACACGAGAGTTTGCACTTGTTCACTTACTCATGGAGGAATGATGTATCCTAATCCATTTCCAACATCTTCAGACGTGGAATGTATCTGTCCGAAGTGTGGATCAACAGATGTCATGGAATGTCATTACTATGGATCGTTCTATGCTCCAGAGTGCAACTACAAATATTGCGAACAATGCGAACATCAGTGGGATCACACATGACAACGTATGCTGATCAGTTCATTCCCCCACTAAGGAGAAGAGACATGACAATGGGAAAAGACTTAGAGTCCTATTACAAAGATCATAAAGAAAGGGAGCGAGAGGAAGCACGAAAGTATCGAATGGAAAACTTTCGAGTGGAAGTGGAGCAGACGAAGTACGGAACTCCAGATCAACTCACGATCAAGTGGACGTATAACGGAACTCAATGGATGTCAGCAGACTTCACTGCACATGAACGATTGATCATGATCCGCGCACTCATGGAAGGACTTCGATAAATGGAGAATCTTGAAGAGCAGAAAGATGAAATGTTCGAACGACTCACTGATCCCCTGAAGCATTCAGAACTCCAAACACTTGCAACTCTCCTAATCAATGATCATATGTTCCAGGACGATCTCCTTGAATATATCGAACTTAATTGTCTTTAATAATCAACAACTTACGAGACTCCCTCCAGAATATATTCTCTTGACTTATTCTACCGATTTAGCTATTCTCTAAGTGAATGGAGGGCACGATGAAAAAGCGAATTGATCTTCCTGAAGTGGAACTGGAGATTGTGACAGAGATCGAGACTGACAAGTTCGGAATCGGAACGTACTTGGGAAACTTCGTTGCAACGTACATGAACGATCACGTGTTTGAGAACGTCAAGATTCCTACACTTCCAACGATTCACTAATGAACACGTATACAAAAGTCTATTTCTTGGATACGAAGCGAACGATCATTCTCAAGAATCCAGCATGGAAAGGAGACTTCTATGTTGGAGTGGAAGTGGACAAGGGAGGAGATGAGATTCACACGAAGAAGTTTGATGAACGGAAACACATCCTTCAGAGGGGAACGATCAAGAAGATTGTGAATCTCACTTGGAATCTCAAATACGCAACGTTAGAGGAGGACAAATAATGTACTCAGTGCAATGGAGACAATTGAATCAGGAGAACTGGACGACACTCAGACAGAAAGCATATACTCTGGACTCTGCAATCAGACTCATGCGCTTGTGTCGGGGAGCGTACTTTCGACGGATTCAAGTCAACGGAGTGACTGTCTATCCAGGAACGATGATATTATGACTGAATCTATCACTGTGCTGATCGTCTTGCTACTTATCACGTGGTGGTTGATCAGGAGAGAGAAACGATAGGAGGACATATGGGATACGAAATCGTTACAATGTCCGACTGTGCATCGAACTATGGAGTCTATATCGTTCAGTCTGAAAAGGATAAGACGAAGACATATGATGTGACATGGAACGGAAGTGAGGGTCCCTGTCATTGCACATGTGAAGCGTTTCGTTGGGGAAGAGGGAAGAACTGTAAGCACATTAAGAAAGTCCTCGAAGAAGCGTGTCTCTATAATCCTCAGTGGAAAGATGGGAAGCTTCGTCCGAAGATGAAACCAACGGAGTACGTCTATACAAAGTTTACTGGAGAAAAGTGTCGCTTCTGTCGGGGTCCCATGGTCTTTGTGAAACGAGCAGTCTAATGATGAGCACATTCGAACTCTGGATTGAAAGTGCAAGAGAATTGGACTTCGAAGATCTTCAGCGTCATGCTCGTGTTGCAATCAATAACAATCATTCCTGTAGGGATTGTTATGTGTGTGCTTGTGCGATTGTCTATAAAGAACGTTTAAAGGAGAAGCAATGAGCAAAGCATCAATCGAGCAGCTAGAGAAGCTACGAACAGAACTCAAGAACAAGCAGAAAGCAGCAGAGGATCTTGCAGAAGCGTATCTTGCAGATGCAGCACAAATTTCTTCTGTGATCAGGACACTTGAAAAGGGAGATCTAGAGCGTCTTCCAGCAGTGATTACTTCTCTCGATACAGCAGTTCGGGAGCAAGTGTATCCTCTTCTTTCAGAGAGGGAACAGAAGAAGAGCGGATGGCTTGGAGTGTTGTAGCAAGCTCTCGTGCTTTTCGATCTTCCTCAAAGCGTTTTGTAATGAACTTCCGATAGTTGTCATGTGTAAGTCCTGCCATGATACACTCATCTAGGAGTTCTTCAAACTTGCGGGGCTTACGGGGTTGATCAATCGGAGGTATCATCGAAGAATCCTTTTTCTGTAAGAAGTTTGTGGAGTCTTTTTCTCCAGACAGCAGGACCGTTGAGAATCATTTCAAATTTCTTAAACTCTTTGGGACTGAGATAGTAGATATTTCTCAGCTTCGTCATTCTCTTCACGATCTCAGGATTCTCTTTTCTCCATTCTTCCCAACTCTCATCCGTTAGTTTATGCTCGATCCATTCAGGATGATCGGGTTTTGCTTTAAACCAGGGTTTGTCGTCTAGACAGCGTTTACAGAGTTGTGAAGCGTGATATCCGATGAAGAGATGCTTGGAACAGAAGAAGAGTCCGCATCCGTGTTCCCCTCCATAGGGATCTCCTCCACAGACGTATCCAAGTCCTCGATTTATCTTTTTGCAACATTTGGGTTGATCACAGTAAGCAGGAACTCCATATCCGATGTCCCTCTTCCAGCGACTATCCCATCCAAGACTCCATCCCATGATAAAACCTTCACCATTTGTGAAAAACGTTCACTTCAGCTAGTATAACATACTTTTACGCAAAATGATCATGCCCAATTGGAATACGATAGTGGAGGGAGATGATCGAATCCTCTACCCATGCATATGTGCTACTTCCAAGATATGCTAACTCTCCATGCGGTTCGATCTGCACATAACTTTGACTACTAGAGAATACTACAGTTCCCATCTTAAAACCAACTCCTGGGATAGCTATCTTTGCAACTCCACACGGCATGTCTGCTCCGACTGCAATTCCTGTAATTGGAGTAAACGGAGTTCCAAAGCGAAATGCTCCAGATCCAACATTTGATGTAGATCCCATACGGAAATATTGTAATACTTCACACATTCCATCATTCACCCAATAGCGAGTATTGTATGTTCCGTTTCCTATTGTAGGATCGGAGAGACTAGCAGTCCAAGTGAAACTATGTGCGTTATGATCGTGCGCTTGCTGAAGTGCTGCACGTGCTCCATCTGTGATTCTGTGTTGTGCGAAGTCTCCACTAAAGGAGATTTTTCCAGTAGGATTTGTAGGTTGATGTTGCACTGCAAAGTGAGTTGCTGAAGAGATGTTTCCGTTTGATCCAATTCTTCCACTTAATTTAATCCCATCAATGAAGTTGTTGGACGATCCTGTGTTCAGAGGACTTGAGAGGCTGCTGTATGGATAGTCTTTCCAATCAGCAACAACTGCTGCATTGGATTCGTCAATATCAACTTCAATATCAATATTCTTGATCATGCATATGCGAGTGTTTCCGATAGTCTGGAAGCTAACATGATCTCCTTGAGGATCGCCACGAGAGAAGTACTTTACTTTAATATCTTCTGTGTCTGTTCCATAGTCATAACAAGCAATATCTACATCAGCAGTTGAACTGCGATGATTATAACTTACCATATTGACACGATGATTCTTACATCCATAGGGGAAGTAACTACGAACAGCACGATTCGTCCTGAGAAGATCACACGTGAGATAGTCTGCATTGTTCTGACAACTGAGACCATAGAATGTGTTATTACAATCCATGATTCCTATTTTGATATTTGAAATACGAATTTCTGGGAAATTATAATCTCCGATAATAGTAATAGGAGTAACTAAATTATCTGCTCGAATAAATGGGACAGTGATATTTCTGAGATTGGGAACGTTTGTGTCCGCATAGAAGAGGAGTGCTGCTGCTCCCTTCCATGTGATGTTGGGATCATATCCGCTGTCTTCAAATTCCATTGGTCCCACAAACACACTATTTGCATTGACAAATTGGAAGAGATAGGTAATTGTGTTTGCTTGTGTGTTACAAATGAATTTTACCTTTCCGATTGTTTCAACACGGATTGCTCCCCCATTCCCATTGATCGTCATTAAGGATATGGGAGGATTTGTTCCGAGGTCTCCGAGATTGTATGTTCCTTCGGGGAAGATGATTTTGGGATGAGCAGTCTCATTGAAAGTAGTAATGATGATCTGACGATCATTCGCAACTCCATCTCCAACCGCTCCACGACTCTTGACATTGATGAAGCCATTGATCCCTTTGTTATCGATATCCTGTGGATCATCTGTGTTGACTTGAACGTTCGTAGGCATTAGAGTTCCTTCTTAGGATTCGTCATGTCCTCATCATGACACTTCATCTCTTCTTCCGTCTGCTCTGGACACTCAATAAGCTGTCCCTTCTGATCGATGCAGAGAATTTTCAATTCAAGCTTTCCTCCGAGAGGATTATCTTTCTTGGTCGGAGTATGTGTGCAGGAAATAATGAGTGTAACGAGGATGAGTGCATAGATGATTCCCATATTAGTACCCCTTTTCAACAAGTTCTTTTGTGATGAATTCGAGTTCCTTGAACACAAGTTGCATACGGATATTCACGGGCATATCATTCTTGGCAAGTTCTTCCTGATATGCAGCCCATCCGTTAGGAGCATAGTCTACATCGATTTGTTCTAGAACGCACGTAGACACTTTTCCCATTGATTCGGTAGAGAACTCAATGTCAAACTCTGTAGGGGGAATCCAGTAACGTCCTGCTCCAGAGTCGGGAGAGGATTCGGGAGCAGCATGGAACTTGAACGCTCTCACGATAGCAAGGACTTCACTTGCCTCTTTAGTGGATCGGGGAGCAAACATGAAGTCAAAGACAAAGGAGCGGAGATCTGGAGATCCATAGATAACGTCAATATTCGGGTTTACAGCGTATCCTAGACTCGATACAGCAAGATCTCGATCAATCCCTAGCTTCCCTGCTAATTGTTCGACTCCGAGCGGTGCTGTGCGTTTTAGGATGTCTCCTGCCATACGGGAGAGGGATGCTCCGTCTGCAATTCCCCCTTTAATCGCTCCTACAAGATCTGACCCTAATTCGGTAGCTTTCGTTGCAATAGAAGGAAGTACATCTGTCAGAGACATATCCTTCCATTGATTGCGGAATGCCCAGTGCATCGTATCTGGCATGTACAGTCTAATTGCTTGTGTTGTCCGTGTTGTCTTGCGTTTGAAGTTGACTGCATCTCCAATGATCGGAAGTTCGATGTTGTCATATCCTGCTCTCTGTCTTGCATTCCTCTGGAGGACAGACTCTCGATTCAGAACGTTGACTTTCTTCTCCTGGAGATACTTCGATTGTGTCCGAGCATTGATATAGAACGTGATGTAATGGGGATATCGATGTCCCTCTCCAAGATCATTGAGGGGATAGTGGAGACGATCAAAGGAAAATGGATTCTCTTCGAGAGGAGCAAGTGGACCTGCTGCTGGTTTAACTGGTGGAGTTGGAGACTGTGCATTTGCAACAGACGTGAAGATAACGGAACTCCCTCCAATTGCTACAGTTTTCCCTGGATTCGTGACCGCTTTCGATCCCAAGGACTTTGCAAGATCTGTGAAAATAGACATAAATAGATAGCACTCCCAAATATAAGATTATTTATGTGATCCGAATAAGTGAGCTAATCGACTCATGCCCAATTGGAACAGCAATGTGAAATATAAACAAGGGATCTTTACTCCCAGTAATCCCAAGAAATATTTAGGGAATGTGAAGAATATTGTCTTCAGAAGTTCCTGGGAGCTTCGAGTAATGAGATTCCTCGATACATCTGCGGGAGTCATTTGGTGGAACTCAGAGGAATTGCGGATTCCCTATCTCCATCCGCTCGACAAACAGATCCATCACTATCATCCTGATTTTGTAGTCCACGTTCAGACAAAGCAAGGTCCCAAGACGTTTCTCCTGGAAGTGAAACCGGATGCTCAAACATCCCTCCGTCAACCTCCGAAAGTGCAGACACGAAAGTATCTTGCCGAAGTTGCAACATATGCAGTCAACATCTCGAAATGGGAAGCAGCACGAGCATTCTGTGAGAAACATGGATGGACGTTTAAGCTGATCACAGAACAGGACATTCCAGCGTTTACAGGGAAGCGATAAATAACTCTATGAGCATTTTACGAACACGGATCGAGAATCAACTCAAGAAGAAGGGAATCCAGATTGAGCGGAATCCCACACGTGCTTGGTTGATCGAGAAGATGAAGGAACTCCGTATTACACAAGCAACGATCTTAAAGGATAGAGAACGTATGCGTGGACGGACAATCATTGGACGATTCTACTTCTTCTCCTATGATGCTAAGACAAAAGAAAAACTGAAATACTGGGACAAGTTCCCTATCGTTGTCCCCATTGAGAACTATGACAACGGATTTCTAGGATTGAATCTCCATTATGTCTATCCCCTTGTCCGTTTGAAACTCCTGAGTAAGTTAATGAGTTATGCATCGAATCATCGATTAGATGAGCGGACTCGATTGAGGATTTCCTATCCCATCATCAAGAACGTGGGATCACTCTATCGAGCAACCCCCTGTATCAAGAGATATCTTTGGACACACGTTCGCTCTCGCTTCCTGGAGATCGAAGCAAAGGACTGGAAGATGGCACTCACGCTCCCAGTGCAACAGTTCCAAAAAGCTCCTGCGCTCCAAGTCTGGAAAGACTCGGAAGCAAAAGCACAAGACACAAAGGACTATAGCGAATAATGTCTGGATCGATTACGCATTTCTTAGCAGAGTTCAGCAAGGGAGGAATTGCGAAAGCCTCTCACTTCGATGTCATGATCCCTGGAAGCATTGGAGGGAAGCAATTTGTCCCTGATAACTTCCTCACGTTCCGTTGTGAAGCAGCAGAAATCCCTGGACGACAACTAAATTCTGCCGATATTAAGATCTACGGTCCCATCTATAAGACTCCCTTTCAATCCATCTATCAGGAAACAACACTTACGTTCATCGAGACAGCAACGATGGATATCCGTCTGTTTATGGAGCAGTGGATGGATCTAATCCAGGACTCTGAGACAAATGCTCTCAGCTATCCCAATACGTATTGTCGGGATATTGAAATTCGCCAGTATGATATGGTCTCTGCAAATCCTGATGCTCCAGGAGGAATTGCAGGACTTCCATCTATTGAGAAAGACGAGCAGACAGGGAAAACAAAGAAAGTCTATCAGGAGCAGAAACTCAGACGTGTACTGACAGCAAAGCTGTATGATGCTTTTCCAACGAACATTAATCAGATGACTACAGCATGGAGTGATGACTCCCCTCATAGACTGCAAGTGACATTCTTCTATCGCTACTACTCCTTAGTTCAGAATGCTGCACTTCCGAATCCCCCTGTTGCAAGTCAGACTCCAACTCCTACGCAAGTGAGCCAGAACACATTCTCTGGTGATGATAACGTATAAGTGAGGATACTATGCTACCACGTTTGAACGTTCCGCTCTATGATGCTGAATTACCATCGGGAACAAAAGTCACGTTCCGTCCGTTTCTTGTGAAGGAAGAGAAGATGCTGCTCATTGCAAAAGCATCAGATGATGCAACGTCTATCGTAGATGCTGTGAAGCAAGTTCTCCATAACTGTTTGGAAGCAACTCCCAATATCAGTGTAGATAAGCTTCCCCTCTTCGACGTGGAGTATCTGTTCCTTCAATTACGTGCTCGATCTATTGGAGAGATTATTCCTCTTCGCTATCGTTGTAATAAGGATATTGAGGGAACTCCCTGCGGAACGATCTCTCAATATGAAGTGGATCTCCTGGCAATCAAGCCTGTCTTTGGAGAGGGACATTCAAAGCAGATCGAACTGACTCCGACAATGGGATTGCTCATGACGTATCCAACATTCAAATCCTTCACTCGCATTACACGTGAGGATCTTCCTGCGGAAGAAGCATTTGCCGTTGTGGGAGAGTGTGTGGAAGCAGTCTATGATGCAGACAACAAGTACTATACAAAGGATGCTCCTCCAGGAGAACTGAAAGAGTTTATTGACTCCTTGAGCCCTCGACAAGTGACACTGATTGATAAGTTCTTTGACACACTTCCCAAGATCCAGACAACGATTCCCTTTCTCTGTCCGAAGTGTGGGAACAAAGAAGATATTGTGGTAGAGGGACTAGACTCTTTTTTCGTCTAGTGCTTCATCACGATCATTTGGTGAATTTCTTCCAAGTGATGTATACGATGAAGCAGAATCATGGATGGGACATTACAGAACTCGAAAACATGCTCCCTTGGGAGCGACAGATCTATGTGGCAATGCTCCAACGTGATGTCGAAGCAGAGAATCAACGTATTATCGCTAGGAACGCAGCACTACAAGCAGGACGAAAATGAAAGAACGAGAACAGACAGTAAAACTCTCACAGTCTTCTAAGAAAGACATTGTAGATGCTCTTCGAGACATCCGCAAAGCTATTGTTGAAGAAGATCGTAAGACACAATCCTTTACAGAGAACATTGCAGACTCCCTCACATCGGGAGGATCGTTTACAGAGTCGATTCGAGACGCGATTCGAACAGAATCTAATCGAGAGACTGCAAAGCTGAAACGAGCACTCGATCCCCTGGAGATCGTCAAGAAGATTACGGGAGGATCGAAGTTCGCAACGACACTCGCGGGGAAAGCACTCGGACGTTCGAATGAGGACATTCGGAAGTCTGTAGGATTCCGTATCCCCGAACATGATGCTCCTGAACCTGCACGAGATCTTCCACAAGTTGCTTCCCCTGTTGAAAAGGATGCAGCGATTCCCCTCCTCGAACAGATTGCACGATCTATCAGTCTCATTACGCTTCGTGTGACTGACATTGCCGAGAAGATGAAAGCATCCAAGAAAGTTGAAGTGGATGATAACGGTCGTCTAAGAGATAAAGTCTCTGGAAAGCTTGTCTCTGTCAAGGAAGCAAAGTCCCTGGAACAACAGACAACACTCCTCAGACAGATCCGAGATGCTTTTATTGGAGAGCGAGAGGATGAGAGAGCACGTGCGGATGCTGCAAAGGATCAAGCACGAGCAGATCGAGCGAAGTTGACAAGAACTCCAACAGTGCAAGTGAACTCTGTAGGGAAGGAAGTCAAAGCTCCAACGATAGATCAAAGTCCTCTGACAACGCTCATGGGAAGCTTTACATCTCTAGCAGGAGTCATTGCAGGAGTAGCAGCAGGACTCGGAACACTCCTCCATCCCGTTGAAGCATTCAAGTCTGCAATGGG